TTCGCTGAAAGTTCCACCACCACCGCCACCTGCGGAAGTAATTGTGCTAAAGGTTGAGCTAGTTCCGCTGCCTCCAACTGCACCAGTCCCGTTTGTTGCAACACTTGGAGAACCAGTTCCTCCTGCACCGATTGTTACTGTGTAATTAGTTGCAACCAAAGATAGTGCTGTTTCTAGTGATCCACCGCCACCTGTTGTGCCGACAGTAGATCGCAATCCACCTGCACCTCCACCGCCACCATGTTGTAATCCTCCACCGCCACCACCGGCAACTACTAGGTAATCTACAGTCAGGCTTTTCTTTGGTGTGAATGTTCCAGAAGCAGTAAAGGTGTGAATCCAAAAACCTCCCACTTTAGTTATGGTTCCACCAGTTGCATATGCACCATCAGCACCAGCAGCACTAAAAATACCCAACGCTGAGAGGGTCATACGGCAGTCGCATTTCCTATGATTCTGTAAGAGTTAGCAGCAACACATACAACAGATACAGCGTCAAAACGCTGACCAATGGTGTAAGCAGTTCCAGCCGTTCCACGCCCAGAGATTGTAGTAGCTGTGCCATCCCTAGTGACTGTGACTGTGCCTGCTCCATCCTGAAGGATGTCCACTCGCTCGCCAGCCTGGAAAGCTGTAGCGGTTCCGATGGTCACTGTCACTGCTGATCCTGCACTAAACAGCAAGGTCTTGTAGCGGTCAGCGGTTAGGACTGTATAGGTAGTGGCTGTCGAGCTGGTAAGTGTTATCTCGTTGCTGAGGAATGTGTTTACATCAGCAGCAGCTAGAACGTCACCAGCGGTAAAGGTTTTTCTTGGCATTGGGTTCCTTAGTCTTCCGTGTTTTAGTGTAGCAGATTAGTATCCGAGCCTGTCGTTGTCAAGCTGACCGAATAGATCGCTATCGAGAACAAAGACACCATAGTTGAGAGTTTCTAGTGAGAACAAGATTTGTTTACGCTCGACTGACCAGTCTTGAGCCACACCCAGAATACGACAAGGTCGCTCGATTGCTGGTGGGATTCCGTTAGGGGTGAACTCGACCTGAACTATGTCACCGATTTCTAGGTCAAGAACAGCATTTTGTTGAGCTTCGGTCAGTCTGTCTAGCTCCACGGCTACGGACTCAAATCGGTAAAGAGGATCTTTGTAGTTTAGTAATAGCCTATTAGCCATGTTTTCTAACTCGGCTGGATCCTCGATAAGCACGTTAGTCAATGAATAAGCTCTAGATCCATAAGCACCGATAGAAGCCAAATCTTCGACAATGACCGATTCAGGGACTAAGTCAGCGTTCTCGACAGTAATGTGGTTATACAAGTTCTCAGAACCATAAACATTGTTTACCTGAGTAAAAGGTATTTTGGTAAACGCGCTGGGCGCGAGGCTGTCCGTGAAAACGAGATCAACTGAGTTTTGCTCGGCATTGCGTTCTTGAAAAACAAGCTTGCCGTCTTTACCAATAAACACATTGCCTTGCTCGCTGGTGCTGACTAGCTTCAGATAATCTAAAACACCAGTTCCTTCTGTAACATCCGAGTCGAGCATAATCGAATTACCCGCATCGATGTCGCGGTTATTAGAATCCCAACTAACTTCAGGCAGGTCTAGAACTGCGTTCACGCGAGCGCCTGAGAGCTGTGTGACGGGTGTGTAATCCACTATCTCAGCGTTAGTCAAAAGGCTAAGACCATCCGCGACAGAGATACTCACAGTCGATCGGTTTTGAGGTAAGTAGTTTAGGTCTAAGTCCTCTATGTAGCCAAAGTAAACAGCGCGATCGTTAGCAGTTATTCTGACGCGCTTACGCGGAACCAACACACCGAAGTACAAACTGCTAGGGTAAAGCGGGTCGAATAATCTGTCGTTGTTGTTGAGTGTGATGTCGGCGATACCAGCGTCTATGCGATCTAACGCTTGCGACTTACCACGCCTAACGCTTACGCTGCTTAGGCGATCGCTGATGTCATAGAACAATTCACCACCCAAAATAAAGTTGGTATTGTCTAGGACTCCTCTAACCGCGTCATCAAGAGTAAAACCTTGTGGAGAATTATCACCAAGGTCAAGACCTAGCTCCACTTTGATTTGGGGTGTTGCCATTATGCGCCAACCCAGACAGCCCCAGAAGTTCTTTCGTAAGCTTTGATGGCGTCCACAATTGCTTGACCAATGGTAGATCCTGAACCAACACCGCCACTAACATTTATGTTATAGACATTTTGTTGGGCGCTTCTTCCGAATAGAGATTGAGTACCAGTTTGCGCAATCTCACCAGATAGACTTCCGAACTCAGAGAAGCCTTGGTTGATTCTGGATAACGCGTCTGTGCCACCAGCGACTAAGGAAGCAGCAAGGTTAGCACCAGCTACTGGACCAGCGGAAATAACTTGCTGAAGTAAAGCAGGATCTAGTCCCATCCCAGCCAACTGGCGCACATTAGCTGTGAATCCACGAAGCTTGTTTAGCAACTTATCTATGTTGCGAGTAATGGAATTAGTGGAAGCACCAAGCTGTGTGATGTCAAAAGCTCCCAGTATGGAGTCCTTGATTGAACCAAAGGTATTTTTGACGGAGTCCGCAAATGAGGTATAGGCGCGCTCTTTAGCTGCGATAGCATCCTCGACAGAAGTATCTTTGATTGGTTCCTCGGCAGCGGCAACTGATGCTGCTGCTGCATCTGCAACAACCTTGAGATTCTTTTCCATGTTTCTTAGGTTCTTGGTCAGCTTGCCATTGTTGTTGGTTATAGCCTTTAGTGCTCTGTTTGCAGCGGCAACTGGTTTAGAACCAGAGGTGAGTCGGGCAGCTAGACCCTCGCTCACATTTGAACCAATTAGCTCGGCTTGCTTTTTGACGACAGCAGCTTCACGCTTTAGTGTCGCACCTAAACTTGGCGTGCTAGATGAACCAGTAGTTTTTGGATCTGGCAAAAGTCCATCGATCTCGGACTGATTAGAAAGGGCGTCAAAAGCTGAACCACCAAAAGAACTGGCTACCTGTCTAGCGTTCTGCCTGATAAGCGTGTAGGTGGTTTTTATTTCTTTAGGTATTTTGTCTAGCTGCGTTCTAAGGACAGCAGCCTTGCCACCTGCGTAGTCTAACTTGCCAGCGAAGTTGGCGACACCAGAAGCTGACTTTCCAGCCCACTCACTTGTATTGGTAAACGCTGAGACTAGTAGTGCTATACCTGCGACAATTGCGACGATCGGAATGAGTCTTAGAGCCGCTGAAAAAATGGTCGTGGCTGTCGTAGCTACTGTCGTGCCAGCAGTCACTTGTCCTAACCACCACTTGTTTAGTTGCAAAGCTACAGTTGTCAGACCTATCGCGACTTGTAAAAGTTTGTAAGAAGTATTTAGGGCAAAGAGAGCGACTGTCACTTGACCGATAGCTGTGGCGTTCTCTATAAAGAACTTTGCTGTGTTGCTAATGTCCGTTGCTAAGGTCCGGAAGTCCACAGCCTTGACAGCTGCGACTAATTGAGTGCCTAGATCTCTAACCAAATCCCTGACAATAGGCAGTAGGTCTTCCATAACTGGCAACAGTTGATTGCCGATCTCAATCTGGGTATTGCTTACTTCTGCGTTTAGAATCCTAAGTTGGTTGGCAAGTCCCCCAGAGGTATTTGCAAAGTCACCTGATGTCTTGCTAGTTGCTTGCATTAGCAAGCCATAGCGAGCTTGTACCTTTTCGGTTTCAGTTAGCTCTTTGCCGATCGCGCCAATGCCGTTAGCAGCAGCGTAAGCTTTGACTTCAGAATCCAGCAAGTTGATACCGAAACGCTTAAGTGGTTCGGCTTCACCTGCGAGACCAGATTGAAATACCTGTAAAGCTTGTGCGACATCTATGTTGAATACGGAAGCAAAATCGCTGGCACGAGTCGAGATCTCACCAATGAACTTTGAGGCATCCCCGCCAGATCCGACAATACGCTCGGCAAAGGCAGAGAACCTTACTGCTGCGTTATTGAAGTCCACCTGAGACACACCGAGAGTTGTCGCAGCAGTCTTGCCAAAGTCAATAATTCCTTTGGCAGATTTGCCGAAAGCTACATTGACAGCGTTTACTGACTCCGCATAGTTAGAAGCGGTCATAACAGTCTTGCCTAAACCAGCGCCGACAGCACCGATGGCGACACCAGCCACAGCCAAGTTTTGACTTAGTGATCCTACTGAGTTTTTAAGTTTCGCAAAACTAGCGTTAGCTTGCTTAGTCCCTCTATCATTGAAAGAGCTGACAATGGGAATGTTGATTGCCATTTACTTAAGCTTCCTGTTTACTTTCTCGGCGTAATTATCTAGGACTTGTTGAGATCCTTGTTCTATCTGCCTACGCTTACTAAATACAGCTGCGAAAGCAAATCTTCCTGGCGCTTTACCTATGCGATCTTCCAGTATCTTGATAAAGTTATCACCTTGTCCATTTAGCGCGATAGAACCATCACCTTTCATAGTTCCACGGAGACCAGTATTTGGTATCTTAGATCGCCCTCGGGCTAGTCTTCTTCTAATACCTGCCAGTTCGGCATACTCAAAACCCAGCGCATCATTATTAGAGGCAACAATTTTTATGATGGGATAACTGCGCTGACCGCGCTTGCGCTCGACAGTCCGTAGGCTGACAGACGTCGTCACACTCTTGACCCCACCCCAACGGGTCGCGCCTTGATGTCGCATACCACTCATAGGTGCGATAGAAGGGGTCTTCATTTTGACAGCAGAGATCGCGCCAGCACCCGTGACAACTGAGCGTATTTCCTTCCGCATAGTTTTTATTGCTTCAGGTTCTACTTGTTTGAGTATCTTGATGGTTTCTTCTAAACCTTCGACTCTTGCTTTTACTTTCACGCTCACCGCCTTAGTTTATTGTAGCAACTACAAAAATAGACCCCCACTAAAAAGTGAGAGCCTACTTCTGTAAATTCTTAGATATAAGCCATCTGCCCATTGTCCAAAGCATTCTGTCTGATTGCTCTAACAAAATACTTGGTGCGATCCCTGACTCTACTGATAGAGCTGCGATGAACCAATGTGCGGACTTATCTCCAAGACCTTTTATTTGCTGACTTTTGGGTCTTCCGAGCCACCAACAGATTCTACTGTGTCTAGCCAAGCTTCGTAATCTAAAGGTGTCACCTTACGGCGATTCTCTGAATGCCAAGCTAAGAATAGAAGCCATGAGATTCTAGCCTCATCTAGTCGTGCGATAGAAATGTCGTACTTCGTTTCAAATGCCACCATGTCAGCAGCCGAAACTGCGACGTCTTTAGTAGTGCCATCTGTGTATTGAATTTGTAGGGTAATTTTCATTTTTAGTCCTTACGCGGTTGCGCTGGTGACAGACCCAGAAGTTGGGTAGGAAACTGAAAATGTGGCTAGATCCCCGACTGCCCCAGAAATCGGAGTTATGCTGTTCACAAGCACATTAGCGGTCCAAAGTGGGTTAGTCGCTGATGTTACAGTTCCGTTAGGTCTTAGTGTCACAGTAGCAATAGATCCCAGTAGCGGGTTCAATAGGTTGCTAATTGCGCTAACCCCATAGTCGCTGTGGAAGTCTAGAGAAACTGTGCCTGACTTTAGACCAGCGATGACTTCAGTGAAGCCACCAGATCCGAAGTCAGTCACATCTACATCAGAAGCAGTCAATTCTAGAGTTGCAGAAGCAACGCTTTCTGAAATGTTTGTTCCGTTGAGCGTGACACTTGTCGCGGTCACTACATATTTTGCCATTTGTTTTCCTTACTAATTAGTTTATTGTGTGTACACAACTACATCGAACTCGGCTGCCAAATAAGTCTGTTCGCCAACTGAGATCGTTCCGTAGTTTCTCATCGCGATCACCCGCAGATCTTGGATTACACCAGCGAGTGTTCTGTTCGATTCTATCGCAAGTTTTACTGATGAGCTTCCTGTGCCAGCGCAGTAAAGATCGAGCAATTGTTGAGCTCGTCTTTCAGAAGCCCTGCCCACAATGACTGTGACAAGGAAGTTGTATTGGTCTAATCCACGCCGAAATGTTAGATCGTAATCGATCGAGCTGGGCTGAATAATCGCGACTGGTGGCTGAGGGTTGTCAGGTACAGTCTCGGTTGTTCTTAGCCCAGAGATCGTGCTTAGGTTATTGGCGATGCCGTCTCTAATGTCGGCGATCGCTGCCATTACGCAAACCTAACTCTACGGAATGGTGAAACTAGAGCCTGAACATCTGGGTCTATACGGCTAATTCTCATCACGCCTAGATCTCCCACGCCAGCTACACCGAGCGGTGAGTCATAACGCTTAAACTGGCGCTGTGCCAACATAAGTGTTGCCTGTTTGATGGCGATCGGGACAGCTGACCATCCAAAAGTTCCAACGA